CAACTCCGATGGTCCGCGGCCAGACGAGACCCGACCCAGTTCGGTGACGCGGCCCGTGTCCAGGTCAAGGTCCCGGTCCAGATCATCACCTCGCTCGACCTTGGGCAGCCCGGGGCCAAGGACCGGGAGGACGACAGCGACCTTTACACTATTACCGTTGAGCCGACGCCGCCCCCTGCGGCGGTAGCCTATGACCCGGCGGCTCCGCGCAAAAAAGTCCTCAGGCCCGCTCTCCCGATGGATGCGCCGGTGCCACGGCTGGCCGATCCGGGCCGCTGGGAACAGGTTCGGATAGCGGCGGGCGTGACCAGGAAGTCGCCGGCTAAGGCTGTCAGTGCGAAGGAAGCATGGGCCCGGAGGCGGGCCCTGAAACAGAAGGAGACCGACAATGCCGCTCAACAAGCCGTACCCGGGGGAGTCGAAGGCCAAGTTCGCCAAACGATCCCGCCTCAAGGGGCCGAAGGCCAAGATGGCCGCCAAGATGGCCAAGCATGAAATGGGCGAGAGCCCGTTCGCGAAGGCTCGCGAAGGGTATTAGGATGCAGGCTCTAGCCGCAGGTATTCTATGGCCGTCAAGATCACCCCCGACATCCTCCGCCACGCTTTCGAGTTCTTGGCGGCGACTGAGCCCTTCTGCCGCTGGTCCTTGCCCGACGCGGACGACGTCGACTTCAGGGTTGGCCGATCTCAGACTGTCTTCGGCTGGATGGACTGGGCCACCGGGAAACGGCCCGTGATCTGCCTGTCGCAGCCGCTTCACTACCACACGAACTCGATCATGGAGACCATGGCGCACGAAATGATCCACCTCTATCTGCGGGACGTCAAGGCAGACAAGGGTGCCCCGCACGGGGCGCCATTTCGTAAACTCGCGGCCCAGGTTTGTCGTGTACACGGCTGGGACCTGGGCTCTTTTTAACCAAGAGGAGCCAAAGGGAGTGAGCACGCAGACGCACCAGATCAAGTTTGTCCCGAACGCCCTTCAGCGGGCGTTCATCGAGAGCCGGGCCCGGGCGGACCTGTTCTCGTCGCGAATGGGCGAGGGCAAGTCGGCCGCGCTCGCCTGGTCGGCGTTCTTCCACGCGAAGCACAACCCGGGCTCGACGTTCGCCTTGATCCGTGACACCTGGGAGAACCTCCGGGCGACGACCCAGAAGGAGTTCTTCAAGTGGTTCCCGCCCGGGATCATGGGGTCTTACCACGCGACGAACAAGGAATTCACCTGGGCGCCAGGGGTTGCCGAGGGGACCGTGATCTTCCTCGGCATGGATGCGCCGGACGACGCCACGAAACTGATGTCTCGGGCGCTCGCCGGCTTCGGCATGGACGAGCCCGCGCCCGCGATCGGCTCCGTGGGTATTGACGAAATGATCTTCGACATCGCCATGAGCCGGCTCAGGGAGAACCCGGACACCACCAAATGGTACGCGGCCAAGCTCGCCGAGAACAACCCGGACGAGGCGCACTGGACCTACAAGAAGTTCGTCAATCCGGGGACCGAAGGGTTTCGGATTTGGCAGCCGGCCGCACCTGAGAACCTGGCCAACCTCCCGGTCGGCTATTACGCGGAGCTGAAGAAACTCTGGCAGCACAGGCCCGACCTTGTTCGGCGGTTCGTCGAGGGCGAGTTCGGGTTTCAGCAGATCGGCAAGCCCGTCACGCCGCAGTGGTCCGACAAGGTCCACCTGTCGATCGGGCTGACCCCGGTCCCGCGGCAGGAACTCGCCATCCTGTGGGACTTCGGCCATAACCCGACCAGCATCGTCACGCAGAAGACCCAGCTCGGCCACTGGAACATTCTCGAAGCGATCGTCGGCGAGGGGATCGGAACGGTCGAGCTGATCGAGTCCTTCGTGCGGCCGATCATGGCTTCCAGGTACCGGGGCCACACCCTGCTCCATATCGGCGACCCAACAGGGCGAACCGGGGACCAGTCAAGCAGCCTCCAGAGTCCGGTCCGCGCGATCCTCAAGATGCTCGGCGGAACGTGGCGCGACGGGCCGGTCAAGCCCATTCACCGCATCCCCGCGCTCGAAGCGGTCCTGTCGCGGACGATCCAGGGCAAGGGGCTGGTCCAGGTCGATCGCGAACGCGCGGCAGCGGTCTGGCACGCCCTTCGCGGCGGCTGGCACTATCACGTCGCTCGGACGGGCCTGGTGTCCGCGATCGGCCACAAGGACGTCCACTCGCACCCAGGGGACGCGATGTCCTACGGCGCCGCGGTCCTGTTCCCGCTCGGCCGCCTCGGGGCCAAGCCGACCCTGGTCCAGGCCACAGAAGAAGCGACCTACTTCAGCGGCCAAGCCCGTCCGCGGGCAGTAGTCGGGTCTGGGGTCCCGGGCCAAGTCCTGCCGCCGCACGGCACCCCATTGCCTCGCCAAGTCGGGCCTTGAGTTGCAGGCTCGGGGAACCCACATGATGTTGCAGATTTCAACAGGAGACTCAGATGGCGACCAGAGCCGGCTTGATAGCGGACGCAATTGATGGCCGCATTGCGGTAGTCACGTGGACGGGACTCCTGAACACGGACGATGGGGCCGGCGTGATGGTCGCTCGCTTCCCGGACCGGACCGTCCAGGTGACTGGAACGTTCGGCGTCGGTGGGTCCGTCGCGATGGAGGGTTCGAACGACGGCGGGACAACCTGGGGTCTCCTGAAGGACGCCTACGGGGTCGACATCGCGCTGACGACCGCGGTCTGCCGCGCGATCGGCGACAACCCCATGCTGATCCGGCCTCGGGTAACAGCCGGCGACGGGACCACGAACCTGACCGTGACCATCGCGGCAGCCAAGAGAGGGAACTGACATGGTTGAATTTGGCGCGGCCATCGGGGCCATCGACACGGAACTGAAAAAGATCAGGCAGCTAGAGGAGCTTCGCAGCGCGGTAATAGCGGCGCAGTCGGCCGAACAGGCCAGGGACGAGGCTCTGAAAGCTGTTGAGCAGGCCAGGGCCATGGCGGACAATGTTACCAAGGTGGCGGATGCGCGGGTTTCCGCAGCAAACCAGAAACTTGCAGACATTGAGAACAAGATCGTCGCGGCGCTGGCCAAGTACACAGAAGATGTAAGCCGGCAACAGGCAGATTTCGCTGCGGCCAAGGAAGCAATGGTGGCCGAGATTGTGGCGATCCAGGAAAGATTGGACGCCAAGACCATTGAAGCCGCTGACCAACAGAACAAGTACAATAACATGGTTTCTGAGGCTGAAGCAAAACTTGCAACCCTCCAATCGGCTTATGACAGTCTCAAGGCCATGGTGAAGTGAGGCCCCAATGAGCGCAACGAACGCATTCGAAACAGCCCTGTTGACCCTTTATTTCAACAACGTGGACCACGCCAACATTGGGGACGCCGCTGGTCTCCAGAACTCGGCCGCGGCTGGGAGCTTCTACGTGTCGCTCCATACGGCTGACCCTGGGGAGGCCGGGTCTCAGACCACGAGCGAGGCTGCGTACACAGGCTACGCACGGGTTGCCGTCGCCAGGTCGGGCGCTGGCTGGACCGTCGCTGGGAACAACGTCAGCAATGCCGCAGCCGTCACGTTTGGCCAAAAAACGGCCGGGGCGGACGAGACCATTACTCACTTTGGGATCGGCTCGGACAGCACCGGAGTGGGCAATTTGTTCTTCAAAGGGGCGCTGACGGCTTCGCGCTTGATCTCGAACGGCATCACGCCGTCGTTCGCGATCGGCGAGCTAGACGTTAACGCGGACTAAGAGTAGGTGATCAATGGCGACATATCGGTTCTATCTGGCAGCCCGGGATGGCGACGGGCTGAGCCACCGCACGGCATTCAGGTCCCGCCTGACCCAGTACATTGTCGCGGACGGCTCTCAGGATTTCTGGGACTGGTCCAACCGCGCAACGGCCTTCCGGTTTTGTCTGGCGCTGTGCAGTACCGCGAAGCATTCGCAGATCGCTGCCGACCCTGGCGTGCAGGCGCTCTCGCCCGAGCTGGCCGACGTTCCCGCCATCCAGGCGTGGTTAGACGGGCCTATCGGCACCGACCTGCCGCTGTCCTTGCAGACGGTCCTTGAGAATGCCGGCATCCCGGTCGACTGGATCATTGCGAGCACAACGCTCCGCGCGCTATGGCAGTTTGTGCTCTCATGGCACTACATCGCACAGCGAGTCAGTGGCGTGGGTGACAACAACGTCTTGAACTTTCTGGCGAGTAACCTTGACAGTACGGTCGCGTCGCTCTCTGCCGTGGTGCGCACCCGTGTCTCCAATTGGATGACTGAGAAGGGTCTCGACGCGAGCTGGATTACCGGCCCGACGCTCGTGCGCGAAGTGGTGAAGTATATCGTCCAGAATCTTCCGGCCCCTCCGCTGATGTTGGGCCCAGTAGAGTTCTAGTATGGTCGACCGTACTGATGATTTTAACAGGGCGAATGGAGGTCTAGGGGCGAACTGGACCACGACTTTCAACGCTTTGGCCATTGTGTCGAACGAGGTTCATGGATCGACTGCTGGCGATCAGAGTTCGGGATGTTGGAGTGCGGACGCTTTCTTAGCGGATCAGTATTCTCAGGTTAAGGCTGTTAATTTGTCTGATGGTGGCGGGCCGTGTGTTCGCTCTAATCTGGTTGTCGCCGGGACCTTCTACACCCTCTATGTCCAAGACGGAGCGACGGCGAGGATTTATGAGGTTACGGCTGGGAGTTTTGCAGCGTTGGGGGCAGATTTTGATCCGGGGGCGTCGGCCGGGAATGTTGTGAAGCTAAGTGCGACTGGGACTTCGCTGGAGGCTTTTACGGAAGGGACCTCGAAGGCGACTCGAACCGACGGCTCGATAACGATTGGTAGGCCGGGAATTCATGCGTTCGACACGGTTGCGCTTTTCGACAACTGGCAGGGTGGGCCAATTTTCGTACCCGATCCATTCGTTAGTCCGAACGCTCGAACGCTGTCGATCAAGCGTAATCTAATGCCGCGGAGAGTCTGATGCTGCTACTTGCTTCGACCTCGGACAAAATCCAACTGATCACTGGCTCTGCCGGCGACATCGACGTACATGCGTCGTGGGTTGATAACGCCTCGGGAACAATCACGCCAGGGCGCACCAACGCCAATCCGACGACCGCGACCA